GCTGGTAGTGCGTTTAAGAAAGTTTACTATGACGATTCCCTTCAAAAAGTGGTTAGTAAGTTCGTACCCGCTGAAGATTTACTTGTCCCTTACTCGGCTACCGACTTAAGAACAGCAGAAAGAATCACCCACGTTGTAAAAATGTCTAAAAATGAATTGCTGAGAATGCAGTTGGGTGGTTTTTATACCGATATAAAAATCAGAGAAAGTGGAAGTAGTAGCTCTGATTCTATCCAAGATGAATATGATAAGTTAGAAGGCATACAGAACACTGGCTCCGATGAAGAAGTAACCTTATATGAGTGTCATTGCTTTTTAGATTTAGAGGAGTTCCCCCATGAAGATGAAGAAGGGAACCCAACAGAACTAAAACTTCCTTATATTGTAACTGTCTGTGATGACATGAATACTATCCTACGCATAAGCCGTAACTATGCAGAAGACGATGTGTTAACCCAAAGAATTCCCTATTTTGTTCAATACAAGTTTACTCCAGGACTGGGCTTTTATGGCTTTGGTCTTGTTCATTTAATAGGAAATTTGAGTAGAACGGCTACCAGTACCTTACGCCAATTAGTAGATGCGGGAACATTAGCCAACATGCCTTCTGGCTTTAAAGCTAGAGGCTTAAGAATAGCAGACCAAGGAAATCCGTTGAATCCTGGAGAGTGGCGTGACATCGATGTTCCCGGAGGAGATATAAAAGCCAGTTTGATCCCTTTACCTTATAAGGAACCAAGCCGGACTTTATTTGAGTTAATGGGTTTTGTGGTGGATGCAGCCCAACGGTTTGTTGGCACAACTGATATGGGTGTAGGAGATAGTAACCAAGAAATGCCAGTAGGAACCACTATTGCCCTTTTGGAACGGGGTTCTCGTATTGTTTCGGCGGTGCATAAGCGCATGTACGCCAGTATGAAAATAGAATTAAAAATGTTGGCAAAGTTGTTTGCCGAAGACCCTACCCCTTATCCTTACCAAGTTGAGTCGGAAGAAGTTGTTAAGTCTGAAGATTTTGATAATAAAATAGACATTTTACCTGTAAGTGATCCTAATATATTCAGCATGTCACAAAGGGTGGTTTTAGCACAGGAGCAGTTAAAACTTGCAACCGCAGACCCAGAAATGCACAACATGCACCAAGCCTATACCCGTGTGTATCAGGCATTAGGGGTACAGAACATAGATGAAATTTTAAAAGAAGAACCTATTTCTTCTCCTGTAGACCCCGCTACTGAAAACCAAAATTCAAGCGATGCAGCTAAAGGACAAGGGAAGTTGAAAGCCTTTCCGGAACAAGACCATCAGGCACATATCAAGGTTCATATGTCTTACATGCAAAGTGCCGTTGCTCAACAGCAGCCTCCTGTTTTGCTGACTTTGGAAAAACATATTTATGATCACTTAGGATTACAAGCTCAAGTGATTGCGGAACAACAAGCCCCACAAATGGGAATACAATCCGAAGATGAAATGGCTGCTTTAGTAGCGCAAACACAAGCACAGTTGATAGAAGACTATCAATCTAATCTTCCACCGTCTGGTGAAGATGATGATCCATTAATTGCTTTAAAAGAACGCGAACTAGATTTAAAAGAGACAGACCAACAGTCTGATCAACAATACGATCAACAAAGATTACAGTTTGAACAAGAGAAAAACGCTCGAAATATGGAAATACAAAACCGTAGAATCAGTAGTACCGAAGACATAGCTTTAATGCGTAACGATACGGCCCTAGAAAGAACAAGAGGAAAGTAATGTTAGACCAATTGATTGGACCAGTCACTAATTTACTGGACAAGTTCATAGAAGACAAAGACCAAAAAGCTGCTTTAGCTCATCAAATAGCAACAATGAGCGAAAGACACAGCCAAGAATTAATGAAGGCCCAGTTAGAAATCAATAAAGTGGAAGTTGCCCATAAGAATTTGTTTGTGGCGGGATGGAGACCGGCAACAGGATGGGTATGTGTTTTAGGATTTTTGGTTAATTTTTTACTATCTCCTTTGGCTTCGGGGTTTGGTTTTGAAATCCCACAAGCAAACACAGAAACGATGTTACCTGTCTTAATGGGTATGTTAGGATTGGGTGGTATGAGAACTTTCGAGAAAATTAAGCACGTTGCTAGAGAAAAATGAGTTTAGACCTTTACATTTACGATAATATGCTTAAGATACTTAGGCAGAGAAGAGAATCAACACAAGAAATGATTTGTTTTGGTGTTGTTCCAGATTACACCACATACAAGGAATTGCGAGCAGTTGTCGCAGAACTTGCAGCTTTAGAACAGGATTTAAAACTCCTGCTAGATAAAATAAAGGAACCCGATGAGTAACTTAATTGTTCCCTCGCATTTGAAAGAAGAAAAAGTAATCCCCCTAAAAAATAAAGATAAACCTAGCAGCATAGCAGATGCCTATGTGGAGCCGGAAAAAAATTTATCTTTAGACCCCAGTAAAATAGACGACTCTGTTAAAGAAAGGATGCCATTGCCTACTGGTTGGCGCATCCTTCTGCTTCCGTATCAAGGTAAAGAAACAACGGAAGGTGGAATTGTCTTACCTCAAGCTCATGTCGACAGAGAAAATGTAGCCACTGTTTGTGGATATGTTTTAAAAGTTGGACCGGATGCTTACCAAGATAAGAAAAAATTTGACCATGCTTGGTGTAAAGAAGGCGACTGGGTGATTTTCGGAAGGTATTCTGGCAGTCGGTTCAGAATAGAAGGTGGTGAAGTTAGGTTGTTAAATGACGACGAAATATTAGCAACCATTAAACACCCAGACGATATAGTTCATTTTTAGAAGGGGTTTTATTATGGCGGAAGCACAAGCTAAAGTAGAAGAAAACGAAGAAGACTCTAGTGATGTCGTAGTCGAAATAGACACGGAAAACGAAGAGACCGAGGCCGTTGTTGAAGGAAAAGAAGAAAGCTCTACAGAAGATGTTGAGCTAAGAGATTACAGTGAAAACGTAAAAAAACGTATTCATAAGATGACCGCCAAATTAAGAGAATCTGAAAGAAGAGAACACGCTGCTACTGAATACGCCCAAGCAGTTGTACACGAAAACAATCAATTAAAACAAAAAACTATCAATTTAGATGGGGCTTTTGTCAATGAATTTGATAACCGTGTTCAGACTCAAGAAAAAATATTAAAACAAGAATTAAAAAAAGCTATTGATTTAGGCGACTCAGAAAAACAAGCGGATATTCAAATTGCTTTGTCTAATGTTGCAAACGACAAAGATAAAGTATCCAGAGTTAAAAGACAGCAAGCAGCACAACAGCAGCCAACTCAAGCTCCTTTTAATAGACCTACGCAGCCTTTCCAACAGCCCTTCCAACAGCCCGTTGTTAATCAAACAGATCCTGTTGCACAAAAATGGGCTAGTGAGAGAGAATGGTTTGGCGAAGATAGACCCATGACTTTGTTAGCTTTAGCCGAGCATGAGTCTTTATTATCAGAAGGTTATGATCCACAGAATGATTCTGAAAGTTATTATACGGAGCTAAACAACCGAATAGAAGTAGCCTTTCCTCATAAATTTCAAAAGGATAAGAAAAGAAAGTCACCCCGAGTAGCCTCTGCTTCTAGGGTGCGCGTAAACAAAAGAGGAAAAAAAGAGGTTGTACTTACAGAATCTGAGGCTAAAATGGCAGACAAGCTAAATGTTCCACGAGCAGAATACGGAAGACAACTTGAAAAAATAAGACTCAGGAGTGATTAATTAGTGAATGAATCCGTGAAGGCTGATCAACCAAAAACTGATCGTAGTCCACGCAACAGTCAGTCGAGAAATAAATCCTCTAGACCGACACAATGGAAACCACCGTCTACATTAGACGCACCACCACCACCGGAAGGTTTTTGTCATCGTTGGATCCGTGAATCTGTTATGGGTTTTGACGATAGAAAAAACATTTCGGCAAGGTTACGCGAAGGGTTCGAATTAGTTCGCGCTGATGAATACCCAGACTGGGATGGCGAAGCAATATCTGATGGTAAACATACAGGTGTTCTTGGTCAAGGAGGTCTGCTTCTTGCACGTTTTCCTTTAGAGTTACGTCAACAAAGAACGGCTTATTATGATAAAAGAACGTCCGAAGCAATGGACGCGATTGACAATGACTTATTAAGAGAAAACGACTCTAGAATGCCTATTCTTAAACCGAACAGGCAATCAGATATTAAATTTGGCGGCGGTGAAAAGCCGTCTTAACTTTTAATTAATATGAGGAACTGAGTAATGGCAAATATAGATGCTGCCTTTGGACTACGTCCATATAAAATGCTCGGTGCAGGTGCGAACACAAGCGGATTAGTTTCCTACCCCATACAAACCATTGCAACAGCAGGTTCGGCGAGTGTCATTTATCAAGGCACAACCGTTATCCCTTTAGCGAATGGTATGTTGGATATAGTAGGAAACGCCAATGGTGGCACAGTACCTATACTGGGCGTTTTTATGGGGTGTGAATACACCGATTTAAACGGAACTCCAACTTTCAATAACCAATATCCAGGAACTGCGGCAGTTAAAGCTAATACCGCTGTAACTGGTTTAATTTCTGCTAATCCGGACCAGTTGTTTTTAATCAACTGTGATGCGGCTGCGGCAGATTTGATTGTTCATGCAAACGCTAATCTAGCAACAGGGATCACTGGTAACTCTCTTAACGGAATTTCGTATGGTGAGTTAGCTGTTTCGACTGTCAACACTACTAATACTCTCAATCTGAGAATTGTTGGTTTTGAAGACACCCCCGATAACGACGATGCTACTGTTGCTGGTCGTTTAGCGATTGTCCTTCTTAATAATCACTTCTACCGTTATAATGCTAATGGTACTGGTGCTGGAATCTAATAGGAGAATAGGATATGGCTATTTCACGTTCCCAACTCCTAAAAGAGCTAGAGCCGGGACTAAACGCCTTGTTCGGTTTGGAGTATGATCGTTATGATGATGAGCAAGCAGAAATTTTCGATGAGGAAAGTTCTGATCGTGCTTTTGAAGAAGAGGTAATGTTGTCTGGTTTCGGCCAAGCTCCGGTAAAAGGAGAAGGCGCAGCAGTAACTTATGATACTGCTAACGAAGCATTTACGGCACGTTACACAATGGAAACTATTGCATTGGCTTTTGCTATTACGGAAGAAGCGGTGGAAGATAATCTTTATGATCGTCTTTCTACTCGTTATACCCGAGCATTGGCACGTTCAATGGCAAATACTAAGCAAGTTAAGGCTGCGAATGTACTAAACAACGCTTTTAACAGCTCCTTTCCTATAGGTGATGGTGTTGAGCTTTGCTCTTTGCTTCACCCAACGGTAGGTGGTGGTAATTTAGCTAATGAGTTAGTTACTGCGGCAGATCTTAACGAAACGTCAATGGAACAATCTCTTATAGATATTTCCGGCTTTATTGACGAGCGTGGCCTAAAAATTGCATTGCGGGGGATGAAGTTAATTATTCCTCCACAACTTCAATTTGTGGCTGAGCGTTTATTGGCTTCAAACCTACGTCCGGGAACTGCGGATAATGACATAAATGCTACTAAGAGCATGGGTATGTTGCCAGATGGCTATGTGGTTAATCACTTTTTGAATGATGCCGATGCGTTTTTCATTAAAACAGATTGTCCTAATGGCTTTAAGCATTTTGTACGAACTCCTATCAAAACCACTATGGAAGGTGATTTTGAAACTGGTAATGTTCGCTACAAAGCTAGAGAAAGATATACTTTTGGTGTATCTGACCCTAGATGTGTTTTCGGTTCTCCGGGAGCATAATCTTAAAAAGTAATTAAGAAGGGCGGCAATCTTGTCGCCCTTTTTTTATTTATGTATACTGCAAAAGTCACTGACTATCTCATCCCGAGATAGACACTAGCCACGACAGGAGACACTTACATGGCTACTCATTTTAAAGGTCCAATTCTTTATTCCGCTGCTCGTAAAGGGCTTGAAAATCTGCAAGTTGGGGTTTGGCCCGATCAGGCGGTTTTCCTAGATGATTTCACCGGCATAGCCCTAGATGCTACCAATGACTGGACGGTGCTAAAAGATACCAGTGCGACAGTTGCTATTTCAGCAGATGTGGCTACAGGTGTTCTTGATCTCACTTCGCAAGCTACTACTGACAATGATGGGGCTTCCATTCAAGCCAATGAAATTTGGCAGTTACCCACCGTGGTGGGAGAAAAGCTCTATTTTGAATCCCGTTTTTATATTGCTACTACAAGTG